TGTGATTTGTTTTAATGATAATTATTCTGATTAAAGGGGAGAATAATACGGATTCGTATTGAGTTATTGTTGATTAAAGGGTGATAAATGGCTGAGGTTATTGTGAGTAAAGCCTGCATTATATCATGATCTCCGAGTTATGTCAAGCCCCCGCACTAATTGACAATAACCCCCAAGTCTGTTATAATAACAAAGTCCGTGTGAAGGAAGTGTATACCCCGGAGATGATTTCAAAGGGGTCACTAACATAAATATCAACAGATTGGAGGACTTGACAACTCTTACAGCATGTGCTATAATGTCACTGTAACTCGGGAGATTACTCATGCTGTCTTATCACTTTGGTCAGAAACGCAAAGTAACAGTAACTCTCGAAATTGAGTGTTATGATGATGTCAATGTGCGTGATATCGATTGGGAGGATGTTCTACAGTTGGAAGGAACTGAGAGTGTGGAGGTTAAAGTCTATGAAGACAACCTCTGTGAGCTATTCTAACCCAATCGCACTCTAAGCTAACACAAATACCCACCAGGAGCACCGAGCTTGTGCCAGTGTGGAGAACTGTCCACCAACCGCCCACAAGGCGGTTTTTTTGTGCCATACTGTGAGCAGTTCAGACAAAGACACTAAATGAAGCCCTTCCCCCACACTGAGGTTAACATCCTTGAGCGGGCCATGAATGACATGCGCGACGAAATTACCTCGCTTCGCATACAACTTAAGAACGCAGAAAGCTGCATGATTGCATTGCAACAAAAGCGTCAGGATGTAATTACTGAGGCCCGTGAAGGTGATCTCTATGAGCAAATGTTCGGTGAGAAAGCTAAGACTTTGTGGGATCACCTTGATACACCTATGGCAGAGGAAATCTACGGAGGTTGATGATGAAAACACGTGAACTGAAAAAGTATCTCAGATCCAATGATTTTGAGTTGCTGAGAACAACTGGCAAACACAACATTTATCAACACAAACCAACAGGCCGCAAACTATCAACCAGCAACACTAGCAGCGACCGTATGAGCTTCCGCCAGGTGATCCGGGATGTGGAGCGCATCCTAGGCCGCCGACCTTGTGCCAGTGACCGCACTGGCCATTTATTAACTGCCACTTAACCTGGGCCTGCAATAGTAGGAGCATGAACAAAACAAACGAAATGACTCAGACCAATCCCTACCGCGCTCAGATCATCGCCCAAGGTCGCGACCCCATTGATCGCCCTGTGAAGGCTGTGCCTGCTCGCTTCGCTGATCGCTTCGCGACCTATGAAGAATATCAGGAGGCCATCGCTGAGATGCTGAACGGTATGTGACACCTGAGGCACTGTCCACTTTTCCTACCTTTCCCCTCAGAAGCTCCTATATTAAGGACATCGGGGGGAAGGAAACGAACCCCGACCACTCTCAACCCTTCTTCACTCTCATGCGCAAGATCGAATCCCAGATGCTCGCCGCTCTCCACGCTAACAAGAATTGGAGCAACTCCAACACTTCTGTTGTGTTTGAAGGCGATGAAAAGAACACCTCCACGGTGTATCTCCACGGCAATAAGATCGCTGAGTTGGATGAAGACTCTCTGACCGTATTTGATGGCGGTTGGGAGTCTAATACCACCAAAAGTCGCCTGAATGTTCTTATCAACGAATTCTGCAATGGTTTGACTGACGGTATCTTTCAGAAGGCCTATGTTTGGTATGTTCGTGACAACAATGTCACCACAACTTGGACTGGTTCTTATCGCTTCGCCTGATCAACTTTCTTCCTTCTAACTAACACTGAGATTCTGAACATGTTTGAACTGACTGAACTCCCCGCTGAGATTGTTGACTTTCCTGATGATGAGTTAGTCGCTGCACTTCTGGACGATAGCTACTATCCCAAGGAAGACTTCGACACTGAGACACAACAACTCCTGAACAGTTTCTAACAATCAGGAGCACACACAGAGTATAAGCGTGGTGGCTGTCAGTTATTGACAGTTACCGCGTTTTTTTGTTATTGTGTATATAAAAACAATGGGTCCCTCTAATCTATAAACGACCCAATTCGCGAGAGTTATTGATATTACTATATAAAACAAAAAAAGGGTTCCTTATATGAGAAAAAATTCCGGGCCCATAATTTCTACCGTAGAGATCGATGTAGATGGAAATTATGTGTTGCCGCTTCCTGAGTATATCGTCAATGACCTCGGATGGTATGAGAGTACCGAAGTGGTAATAACCATAGATGGCAACGAGCTAGTCATAACAGATGTTGAAACCTACGAGAACTTCTGATATAATTAGAGATGTACTCTGCATGATTCCATGATGAGGACCGATACCGTTTTCCACATATACGATGAGCGAGGTGTAGTTGCACACAGCTTAACCGTCGATCAGATGGAAGAAAAAATCCAACAACCTGGTTGGTTTGAAGAGGTTAGAAAAAGAAAATATGAGATATTATCATTAAGCACTGAGGATCACTTGGAGCAGTCGTATTGACTTTATAGATAATATCAGTTATAATACATTTGAAGTACACTATTACTCATGGCGAAAGGATTTACAGTAAAAGCGAAGAATCCCATTCCAAAGAAGTCCAGTGAATGGGATTACGAAAAAGCAAAAGAGATGGTCAAAGGCAAGAGTATTGTCTTCTGTCTTCCTGGTCGTGGTGTTTCGTATGTCTTTCTGAAGAACTTTGTTCAACTTTGTTTTGACTTAGTTCATGCAGGAGCAAGCATCCAGATCAGTCAGGATTACAGTTCCATGGTAAACTTTGCACGATGCAAGTGCCTTGGTGCAAATGTTCTGCGTGGTCCTGATCAGATTCCCTGGGATGGCAAACTGAAGTATGACTATCAACTCTGGATTGATAGCGACATTGTGTTTAATACTGAGAAGTTCTGGCAATTGATTCTGCTGGATCAACCTATCTCTTCTGGCTGGTATTGCACAGAAGATGGTCAGACTACCTCAGTGGCTCACTGGTTGGATGAAGAAGACTTCGCTAAGAACGGCGGTGTCATGAATCACGAAACCCTTGAGAGCATGAAGCACAAGCACAAACCCTTCACTGTCGATTATGCAGGTTTCGGATGGTTGATCATTAAGAACGGTGTCTTTGAGCACCCTGAGATGAAGTATCCTTGGTTTGCTCCGAAGATGCAGCAGTTTGAATCAGGTGCTGTTCAGGATATGTGTGGAGAGGATGTCTCGTTCTGCCTCGATGCAAAAGAAGCAGGCTTTGAGATCTGGTGTGATCCCCGTATTCGCGTTGGACACGAAAAACCCCGCGTTATTTAAAATTATGGCAAACACTCGTAAACGTCCCAAAGAGGAATACTATAATGTCTGGCAGCGCGACCCGGGCTCGGGCGCGGAAACTCTCGTAGGTGAGGGTCTGACCAAGGAGCAATTTATGGACAAGATGGAGTTCTTCGCTCAAGAGTATTACATGACTCAAGAGCCTAAGTATGCTCCCTCTTCTTTCCGACACGAAACATTTACTTATGAGGATTGATGGCAGTTCGTTCTAAAGTTGGCGTCAGCGGGATTCAATTTCAACCCGGCAAACCCAAGTCTACGAAACAAGGTAGTTCAAAGAATACTCGTTATTCTGCGACCAGTCGTAACAAGGCACGTAAACCTTATAGAGGACAAGGTAAGTAATGATGCACTATTTTGCACAGGCTTCGTTAGATCTTAATGAGGCCTGGAACATGAGTTGGGGTGAAGGTATTCAATTCCTTGTAATGCTTACCTTCCTCTATTGGTTGAAGAAGCGTATTGATCTTAACTTCGCAAAGAAGCAAGCAAAGACCACTATATACCGAGTGAGATTAGAAGACACCGATATGGGTCTAGGTGGTAAGTAAAAATGTATTGTCATACAGTTGCTCAGGAATGGAATAGAATACTCCCTGAGCATCTGTGGATATACAATAAGTTATTTTTAAGCCAGCGTTTAGGTTATACTTGTGGTCCTGCAGGATTGGAAGTTCCTAAACCTGGTTTTTATATTGTGCGTCCATGTATGAACCTAATGGGTATGGGTCGTCATGCACGTATAGAATGGATAGAAAATACTACTGAACACTTACACCCTGCAGAGTTCTGGTGTGAGGTATTTGAAGGTGATCATCTATCAGTTGATTATGAATACCATGAGGACAGAACAGGGTGTTATCCACAGTATGCAATGGAGCACTCTGTAGACTTCCATATCAAGGAACAGAGACTGTGTGTGAAGGCTTTTAGGGATACTAATGACTTATATCGCTTCACACGATGGGAAAAGGTTGATGTCAAGGTACCTTATCCTAAGATATTGACTACCATTGGACTCTATAGATATGGTTGGATCAACTGCGAGTTTATTGGTGGTAACCTAATTGAGGTACATTTTCGCAGGAATCCTGATTTTGCATATGATAATGATGTTTGCATACCAGATTGGGGAGATGCTGAGATAAAAACTATGGAAGGATATCGATATATTAAAGATGAAGACTATCTAAGGCGTGGTTTCTGGGTAAAATAAATAAAATTTAGGGATAGCAACCCCTCTAAAAGTTCTAAAAGAACTCTGTAGAGCAACTGCTATGCTAAATCTACCTGAAAATGACTTCTTGGATAACCTAGGAGCTCGTCAACATGAAAAAATGTTGAGAGAAGTCGTTGGAGACCACATTAATGACATGAAAAGGCAGACAAAACTGCACGAAGAGATCAGAAATGATGAAGATTATGATGACTGGGAGTATGGAACTGAACCTAGTTACGGTAAACCCCTATAAATAGGTCAGATTCTTGTCTTTTTTATGGCGACGAAAAGGGTAAGTAAGGCATTCAAGGACATAAGTTTGTCCATGAAGCCTCATCCTGTCACAAAAGACCTCCAAGTTCTCAAAAATGAGAACGCGATTCGTCGTGCTGTGAGAAATTTAGTCGAAACAATCCCAACTGAGAGGTTCTTTAACCCTGATTTGGGTTCAGATGTCAGAGGATTGCTGTTTGACTTTGTTGATTTTGGTACAGCAACCACTATTGAGACCCAAATATACGAAACAGTCTACGGATTTGAGCCTAGAGTCGATAATGTTAAGGTATTTGTCGAGCCTAGACCCGATCAAAATGAATTTGAAGTGACTATTCAATTTGATATTATCGGTCAAGCAGTAACAGCACAAGAATTTACCTTCATTTTAGAAGCGACTCGATAAAAAATGCCACTCACTAAGTTCGCCAATCTAGATTTTGACCAAATTAAGACATCCATCAAGGATTATCTCCGTGCGAACTCAAATTTCACGGATTTTGACTTTGAAGGATCGAACTTTTCGGTCTTAATTGACACTCTTGCCTATAATACCTATATTTCCGCGTTCAATACGAACATGGTGGCCAATGAATCCTTCTTGGATTCGGCAACTTTGCGCGAAAATGTCGTTTCTTTGGCAAGAAACATCGGATATTTGCCAAGATCCCGTAGAGCAGCTAAAACTACGGTCAGTTTTACCGTTCCCTTCACTGGAGAGAGTGGAACTTTGACTCTGAAAGCAGGTTTGTTGTGTGTTGGAGCATATGACAACACATCTTACATGTTTTCAATCCCCTCAGACGTTACTACGACAGCTTCACTGGTCAATTCTTCAGGTGATACCAATGGACCAAGGACTGCAACGTTCACAGATGTAGAAGTTTTTCAAGGAACTTACTTAACTAAGCAATTTGTTGTCGATGGATCGCTTGATCAGCGTTTTATTCTCAATAATTCTCACATTGACACGGCAACACTTAAAGTGAGGATCAAAGGACCTGCAGAATCTGGCATTGGTAGAGAATATACTGCTGTTAGCAACATTCTAAACATCGATGCAAACTCTGAAATCTATCTTCTGCAAGAAGTTCAGGATGAAAAATATGAAGTTCTGTTTGGTGACGGAATTTTCGGGAAAAAGTTGGAAAATGATACAGTTGTCACCTGTTCTTACATTGTAACAGATGGACCTGATGGAAATGGACCTTCTGAATTTGACTTATCTGCAAATCTGCGTTCCGCAACAGATACTCCTGTTATTCCCACCTCTACAGTCACCGTAACTGCCTCTAGAAACGCCCAGGGAGGCGCTGAAGTAGAGTCTCTGGAGTCTGTTAAGTATTATGCTCCTAGACTGTACTCAAGTCAATACAGAGCGGTTACAGCGAGGGACTACGAAGCTATTATTTCAACGATTTACCCTGACACAGAGTCAGTTTCTGTTGTTGGTGGAGAAGAACTTGATCCTCCTGAGTTTGGTAACGTAATTATTAGTATCAAACCCAAAAATGGTTCGTTTGTATCTGAGTTTAACAAGCAATTAATCCTATCAAAACTAAAACAGTATTCTTTGGCTGGAATCAACCAAAAGATTGTAGACCTCAAGGTTCTGTTTGTCGAAGTTTCCACTTTTGTATACTATAACTCAAGTAAAGTCACATCTGCTGAAACTTTAGAGAAAAATGTCAGCGATGCAATCACAGAATATGCAGGATCATTAGATCTCAATCAATTTGGTGGTAGATTTAAGTATAGTAAGTTGTTGGGAGTCATTGATGGCGTTTCGGATGCTATCACATCGAATATTACTAGAGTTGTGATTCGACGAGATATGAGAGCACAACTCAATCGCACGGCTCAGTATGAATTGTGCTACGGTAACGCATTCAGAGTCATTAGTAGTGGAGCTCCAAGTGGGAGAAACATCAAGAGTACAGGATTTAAGATTCTTGGTGAGTCTGAAACTGTTTACTTCACTGATGTTCCAAATGATGACATGATGTCAGGTATTGTTTCAATTGTTCGTCAAGTAAATGATGAAGTATTGGTTATCAAGAAGGATGCTGGTACAATTGACTATACTAAGGGAGAAATTATCATCAACTCGGTAACCATAACTGAGACAGATAAACCTGATGGAGTCATTGAGGTTCAAGCAGTGCCATTATCCAACGACATCATTGGCCTGAAGGACATTTACCTCAGTTTTGATGTTGGCAATTCTTCAATAAATATGGTGAAGGATACAATTTCCTCTGGCGACCAGATTTCCGGGGTCGGATTCCAGGTAACACCAAATTATGTTGACGGCAAGTTAACGAGGTAAGATGATTGAGACCAGCATTGACAAAAGAGTCAAAATTAGCCAACTTGTTGAAGGACAACTCCCTTCGTATGTTGTTACTGAGTCTCCACTGTTTGTTGACTTTTTAAAACAATATTACCAATCACAGCAGTACCAAGGTGGTCCTGTCGATGTTGCCGAAAACATCGATCAATATATTAAACTTGATAATCTGACACCTGAAGTCCTCAATGGACGTGTTCAGGTGACTTCTGCTGTTGCAGAGGATGCTACAACCATTCATGTTGAGAATACCAAAGGGTTTCCTAGTGAATATGGTCTTGTAGGCATCGGTACGGAGATCATCTCCTATACTGGACTGACAACTAACACGTTTACTGGATGTATTCGTGGTTTTAGTGGTATTACGTCTTACAGATCTGAAATTGATGCCGATTCGTTGGTATTCAAGACTAGTTCTGCTATTCCTCACGAATCTGGAGTAGTTGCTCAGAATTTGAGCTCCTTATTCCTCAAAGAATTTTTTAGAAAGCTGAAAGTATCGTTTGCTCCTGGTTTGGAGGACGAAGACTTCACTAGCGAACTCGATGTTAACAATTTTATCAAGTCCCTGAGAGGATTTTATGAGGCAAAGGGTACAACTGACTCTTTCCGCATTCTCTTTAGAGCATTATACGATGTAAGTGCAAAAGTTGTTGATCTTGAGCAATTTCTTCCAAAACCATCCAGTGCAAATTATCAAAATAGACTGGTTTTGGTTGCAGACCTTATTTCTGGCGATCCTGACGAAATTGTTGGTCAAACTTTAATCCAAGACGAAAATACTGCAACTGGAGTTGGAGCTGCGAGTGCTCCTATTTCTGAAATTGAAACATTCACGATTCAAAATAAGAAATACTATAAAATTTCTCTGTTTTATGGTTATGATGATCCGCCAACAGGGTTTATTGGATCATATCGTCAACCTGGTTTTACAAAGGTTGTTGGTTCTTACACAACCACGGATACTGTACTTACAGTAGACTCCACTTTAGGTTTTCCTGCCGCTGGAGAAGCGATTATCGGTAATAATACTATATCTTACACCGATAAGACTGTAAACCAGTTCCTGGGTGTTACAGGCATCACTGAGAGTATTGATGAAGCGGAATCTATCCGCGAAAACCTGGTTGTTTATGGATATGAAAACGGAGACCTTGAAAAACCCGTTACATTCCGACTAACAGGTGTTTTGTCGGAGTTCATCATTCCCACAGATTTAGATAAAGCTGAGATTAATGAAGAAATCAATGTAAAACACATTGGTAGTAAAATTCTCAACCCTGAAGTAAAAACATATATTCAAACCTTCTTCAATTCTTGGGAATATAACCCAACTAACAGAATTCAAGTATCAAGTTTTAATGGAGCAACATTTGAGCTTGCATTAGCAGTAGATAGAACGCAACTCAAAACAGGTGACACTGTACAAATCGTTCCTAGAGGAACTAATGATTCTCTAGGCACTGCAGAGGTCAGTATTGACAATGCTGAGGTTTCTCAGAGTGCTTGTAGTCTTTCTGGCACCATTATCTCTACTTTAGTCCCTGGAACAAAGTATGATCTTCGTAGAGTCGTAAGAAAAGCAACTTCTAGCAATAACATCATCAAAGATGGTGAGAATATCGTTTTTGCCAATGTTCAAAACACATATCTCGGAGTAGAAAACGATTTTGGTTATGTTGCGAGTAATTCTTTACCAGAATACTCTATTTCCACCGATATTACAAAAACTACGTTAAGTGATGCTTCTGCAAGTAGTGGAGGAGTTCAAGAAGTAGATTCTGATGGTTTCTACACTGTTTTAGCATTTAATGAGGAAGTTCCTTTCGTTACTGGTGATGAAGTCATTTATCAGGTTGGAACTGCATCTACAACCATTGGAATGGTTGAAGGTGAAGAAGGTATCGAGGCTGGACGTTATTTCGTAGAAGTTCAGACTGATAAAAAGAAGGTCAAACTATATGTTGCAAGATCTTTTATTGATGCACAATCTCCTGCTAAATTTAAGAGTTTGGAAGCAGGACTTGGTTCCCATGTTTTCACCCTAGCATCTCAATCTGGTAAACAGGTTGAACCTCAAGGATTACTGAAGAAATTCCCACTATATCAAGATTTGCAGTCTGGAGACAAGTCTGTAACTGCACCTGGTCCAACTGGAATGTTGATCAATGGTGTAGAGATTGTTAATCCAAGATCTGAAGAATTTATTTACTATGGACCTGTTAGTAATGTCAATGTACTCAATGGTGGTTCAAATTATGATGTAGTTAACCCTCCTATTGTTTCTCTTGGCAATCCCTCAGTATCCACTGGTACAACGGCTCTTGTTGACACCGTTGTGGTTGGAGGAATTACAGATGTAACTGTTGATCCTCAGGGGTTTGATATTACTGATGTGTTCTCTATCAGTGTTTCTGGTCTCAATGGCAAAAACTCTCAGTTAGAACCAATCATCGAGAATAGGTACAGAGAAGTATTATTCAACGCTTCTGATACATTATTTGGTGGTGGTATTAGCACAGCTAGTGATGCTATTACTTTCCTTGATGAACATAACTTTGTCACTGGACAACAGGTTGTTTATGATCGTAATGGTAATTCTGCTCTTGGTATAGGTACTTTTGGTGGTAGCGATGAGGTTACTGGTCTGACACTGAATAATGGTGGATCATACTTCATCCAAAAGATTAATAATAGATCTGTATACATCTATCAAAGTGCTAGCGATCTCAGTAGTGGTATTAATACTATTGGATTTACTACGGCTGGATTAAGTGGTTTCCATAAGTTTAGAACATTTGACCTTAAGAAAACCCTGGCAGGTGTTCAAATCATTAATGGTGGAGAGGGATTCAGTTCTAGAAAACTGAGAGTTCTTCCTACTGGAATTTCTACTTCAAAATCTACGGTTACTCGTAAAGGACACGGATTTAAAAATGGAGAACTCGTTGCATATGCAGCTACGGGTGGATCTTTCATTGGTGGATTGACAGATGCTAATCAGTATTACATTGTAAATGCAACTGATGATACTTTCCAACTCTCCAATGCTGGAGCTGCTGGAACAATTAAAACTAACTTTGATAGAGGTATTACTGTTCCCTTCAGTTCTACTGGCGCAGGATATCAAGAATTCAAATATCCCGATCTGACAGTTTCTGTAAACGTTGCTTTTGCAAATACTGTAGGTGTTGTAACGGTAACTCCCTCTGTTCGTGGATCTATTGAAGACTTATTACTCTATAATGAAGGAACTGACTATGGATCAACAATTCTAGACTTCCATAAGAGACCACTTATTACAGTAACCAAAGGTAGTGGAGCACAACTTACTCCTATCATTAGTAATGGAAGAATCACTAATGTTTCTATTCAATCGGGTGGTGCAAACTATACTACACCTCCCGATCTGACAGTTTCTAGTTCTAGTGGAACTGGTGCTAAGTTAAGAGCGATCATAAGTAATGGTCGTATTATTGAAGTTGTTATTCAAAACTCTGGTATCGGATACGATTCAATAAAAGACTCTATCATTGTATCCAATACTGGTGAAGGATTGGTTGCAAATGCCTCGATTAGAAAACTGACTGTCAATAAGACTAAAAGGTTTGAATCTGAAGGTGGAGAATTCCTTTTTGGTAATGAAATTAATAATGGACTTCAATACTCTGTTCTTGGTTACAACGATACTCTCAGAGATTCTTTTGCAGACACTGCAACTGATACTCATTCTCCTTTGATTGGATGGGCTTATGATGGAAATCCAATTTATGGATCATATGGTTTTGGTGATCCAGAAGATAATACATCTGGAGTTATCAGACTCGATTCTGGATATTCTCTTAATGCTGGAGGAGTAACCAATCGTCCAAGTGGATTTGATAATGGATTCTTTATCGAAGATTATGTTTATGATGGATCTGGTCAACTAGACGAGCACAATGGTAGATATTGCAGAACTCCTGACTATCCAAATGGAGTCTATGCATATTTTGCAACAGCAGAGATTGATGGTACAACAGGATCCTTAACACCTCAATATCCATACTTTATTGGTGACACATATAGAACTGTACCTGTCATTGAAAACCTGTATGGAAGAGATCGTATTACTCAGTCAAACTTCGACTTTAGCACTGGGGAATACAACAGAAATACCTACCCATACCTTCTTGGTGAACCATTAGCAGATAACGATTACATCATTGAACCTTATGAGTTGGGAACTCAAACTGCCATTATCGATAACTTAGGTGAAGGTAAGATTGATGGGGTTAATGTAGTTTCTGCTGGTGACGGATACATTGTTAATGAAGAACTTAATTTTGATCTTTCTCGCGGTGGAGAAGGTTTGGATGTCGTTGTCTCTGAAATTCTTGGAAAAGAGATTGTAGAGGTAAACACAAAATATAGAGATTACACTGGATTTGTATTTGAAAAGATAAACAATCAAACTGTTGTAGGCACGATTGGAACTTATCATGATTTCAGAAATGGTGATACTGTAATCATTTCTGGACTCAGCACATTCATTGACGGTTTGGATGGTAAGCAAAAGGTAGGCGTTGTTAGTGCCACAGGTGCTCTTCTCGATCAAATCAATGCAGGAAGCCCAGGTGATGTACTTGATATTGAAGTATCACCTATTCCAACTTTTGTCAGTGCTGGATCTAGTATCTCTATTGGTAGCGAAACATTTAAAGTTCTCAATAAGATTGCTACACAAAATCTTTTGAGAGTAGAAAGAGATGGTAGTGGAGTCAGCACAACTGGTGTTGCAGTAACATTCTTACCAAACCAGTTTACAATTTCCCTGACTACAGATGATTTTGAATCTTCTAAGCAAGATACAATCTTCTTTAATCCATCTGAGCAAGTAAGTTTTGCTGCCACGGCTGGTATCAGTTCTACTCTGACATATACTCAAGGTGGTATTACCACAGAGAGGGATGTTCCTGCACAAGCAATCTTCATTCCAAATCACCCATTTACCAATAATCAAAGCGTTCTACTGACCGCTCCAGACACTGTTAATCCCCCAATGGTGGTTAGATCTGGATATGGCGATACACAGTTCCTCCCAGCGACTGTAGGTGGTGCTACGACAGTGTTTGTAGTCAATATGGGTAAGAATTTGATTGGTCTTAAGACTGATCGTAATGGTGATCAACTTTACTTCCTCGAAAATCAAGCTGACACTGATCAATACAATTTTGTCTCTGAGTTTGCAAATGTTACTGGTAGTGTACGCAAAGTTGAAACTACTGTAGCAACAGCTGCGACTCATGGTCTTGACAATGGCGACAGAGTAACTTTCGTTGTCAAACCACAAGGAAACTTCGGTATTGGTGTTGCGACAGATATCAACATTTCCTACAACAGTCTTGTTGATAGTGTAGTTGTCAATAGCGTTGGATTTAATTCAACAGGAATTAACACTGCTACCAATAGAATTAATATCACAAATCATGGTTTTAGAACAGGTGATAAAGTTGTTTATGAAGGTGTAGAACCTGCACCTGGTCTTACTGATGGTGCATATTTTGTCTTCAAGGTTGATGATGACAATTTCAGTCTTGTACAAAGTTCTATTGATCTAAACAACAATCCTCCCAGATTGATTGATATCACTGGAATTGGAGCGACTCATACGATTGGTTTGATCAATCCTCAAATTCCAATTACAAGAAACAGAAGCATCGTATTTGATACTAGTGACAGTTCTCTAACTGGTTATGAACTTAAGTTCTTCTACGATAAAGAGTTTAACAACCCCGTAGTATCATTGGGAAGTAGCACTCTCTTTGATGTTCAAACAACTGGGGTACCAGGAACAACTGGTCTTACTACTGTTGGTTTCAGTTCTTCCTGGCCCAGCAAGTTGTACTACAACCTCGAAAAGAGTGGTTATCTTAGTACGTCAGATACACAAGTTCCTTCTTTCAACGAAATTAACTATTCTGACAGTAAGTACAACGGCTCGTTTACTGTAGTTGGTGTAGGATCCACCACATTTACTGTTTCTCTAACTGACGAACCAGAAGAAAACAGATACATTCAAAGTGATTGTGCTGTTCTCAGATATACTACAAATTCGGGTACAGCAAAAGGTGGTATTTCTAAGACTAGAGTTATATCCCCTGGTTTTGGATTTGAAACCAGACCCGACTTTGTTGGTGTGGGAACAACTTCTACTGGAATCAACGCTATTCTTGAAACAGAATCAGATACGATTGGTAGAATCAGATCCACTAGAATTGCTAACCAAGGATTTGATTATCCCAGCGATAAGACACTAACACCTGCGGCTTTGATTCCTTCTTGGTCTCAGATCGATAGTAACTTCACTGTTGAACCTGATGGTATCACTGTCACTACCGGCGGTAAAGGATTCTCTGGTGCTCCTACTTTGGCTCTTGTCAATAGTTTGACTGGAGAAGAAGTTGGTGATGGTGAATACATCGCTATCATGAACGAGAACTCTATCAACGATATTGAGGTAATCAAGCAACCAGCTGGTCTTGCTGGCGTAGGACATACATTGTATACACTTAATAACACTAACGGTATTGTTATTACTAGTGTTGATACTGTTTCAACTGGTATTGTTACTTGCACTATTCAAACACCTGTTCTTGGATTCACAACTTCTCCCATTTTGGAAGGAGATCAGATCTTTGTTGATGGTATCAGAAATTATGATGAGAACACAGATGGTCACAACTCGAAAGATCATAAGTTCAGATTCTTTACTGTTCAGAGCGTAAATGCCGCAGTCAACCCAGTAACGGTAACGTATAGTCTTGCTGGTATCGCAACTCAATCTGTTGGCACGGCTGTAACTGATACAAACAGTCTTGCATCCATGGTTAAAGTTGAGGATTATCCAGTATTTGATATTGATCTAACTCGTGTAACATTTGCACTTAATCAAAAGATGCAAGTCAGCACTGGTGGAGAATTTTTCAACACGGATCTTGTTGTTACTAAGTCTGTTGGTGATGTTTTAAAACTGAAGGGAACATATGAACTCAAGGTTGGTGATAGACTTCGTGGTATATCTGATGGACTTATCTGTACCATTGTTAAGCATGAGAGCTATGAGGGTGTATTCAAAGTAAGACATGATGTTCAGCAGTCATTTGGTTGGTCTGATAAGATTGGATTCACTAATGATGACCTGTCTGTTCTTCCCGATAACGATTACTACCAGAATCTGTCTTACACAGTTAAGACACCTCTTGAGTGGGAAGATGCTTCTGGACCTATGAATCGCCTTCTTCATTCTTCTGGAATGAAGAACTTTGTAGATACTGAAATTGTATCTCCTGCTAGTGCTGCAGCATCTATTGGTTTTCAATCAAGTACCACATCACAGGATATCAGACTAGACTATATTTCTGAATTGAGAGCGGATCAAATTAGTGTTTTTGATCTTGCTGTTGATACCGATGTTCAGGATGGTGTATCTCCTGCGATTGAGGTTAAGAGTAAGCAACTCTCCTCATATATCAAGTGTCTAACAAACAGAGTTTTGTTAATCGATGACATTTCTCAAAAGTTCTCTAGTGAAGAACTTAATGACAACACAAGTCAAAAACTTGCAACATATCCCAGCAATATTCCAACATCAAGATTCCTGGTTCTTACAAAAGACACTGCAAATCCAATCAATTATCAATTGGATGAAATTATTGTTTTGAACACTCTTGAGGGTTCGTATATATTGAACAAAGGTCAAGTAGCAAGTGGCGATGAAGAGATTGCAACTATTACTGCCGAGATCAATACTGTTGAAAATGTTATTGATATTGTTGCAACTCCAGATACAAGAGAAGTTGATTATGACTTTAAACTTATTCGCCAAGTCTTTGGATCCACTATTGGAGTTGGAACTCTAAGCGTTGGTATTGCCTCTGTAACAGGCGTAACAACATCTGTTAGTGTTGGGACAACTTCGACTCTATTTGACGCTGCTGCCGCCGATTTAGAAGGGTTCTCTGCTTCTATATCAATTATTAGACCAAGCGATCAATTTGGCAACTATCATGAAGTAATTGCTGATCGTGGGAATGGTGATGATGTATCCATGGCTGAATTTGGTTTTGATACTGGATTTAGTGAAAGTGGTGTAACCACAGCATTTATCGGTACATTCAGATCTTATATTGAAAGTGGTCGATTCAAACTTGATTATACAAATAATGGCAGCGAAGTAGTTGATGCAAAAGTTAAAATCGTTGGAATGCACAAGGCAGGTGCTGGCACTAGTGAACTGGCATTTAAACTTGAGGAACAAAACACAGGAACTGAAAGATCTGCCAGATATCAAACCACTGATGTAACTGATCCTAATATCTCTGGACCTGGTTACGCTGCAACTGTTATTGGTATCACTTCAGAAATTTACCTTGCAGGTAAGTCAATTGTTAGAGTTGCTATTGGTCAGAGTGTCAATGTTTCGCAGTTGATCTTTGGTGGCGATTATCTCACTGCAAATACAAAAATTACTGAATATCCTCAACTGACTATTGCTGATACTCCCGATGAGGTTGGCCTTGGCACATTTGGAACTCGTTATAATAGCGGTAATCTGGAAGTTCTGTTCTATCCTGGAGTTACTTCTGG